TTGTCTCGTGGAATCTCGCCTATCTTGCGGGCCATGTCTTCGTTGACCTCGAAATGTGCCCAATCGTCTGTGCCTCCCATGATGTACAAGGCACTGCCGTGGACGTAGGGAGGCAGCGAGTGGTACCAGGCCCAATAGCGATTCATCTTCTCCGCCGGTGACCGGTCAGGCGTCGAATCGCCGAACTCCGTCACGTACAGCGGCATTGTCGGCAGCATCTTGTGTGCGATCTCGTAGCACGCGCCCCAGTCCAACGATGCGACATTGTGGTGCTGCCAGTAGGCGTGGACACCCCACGCGTCGCACATGCGGATGGCCGGCATGACTCGCCGCCACCACTCGACGTAGCCCGGGAATACCCACTGGCCCGGGAAGACCAACTTGCATCCTGGAACGGCGTTGCGAAGCGACACAACAACCGTCGCCATCCAGACGTTGAACGCCTCCGCGTCAGCCGAGGACCTACCCCAACCCTCGCTATAGCCGGCAACCTCGCGCTCGATGTCCGGCTCGTTGTGCACCTCGAACCACGGCGTGAATGGCATGATCTCTTGCATGCGTGGAACGAACCGCGTCACGAACTCGTCTACGCTCCACGCTCCGCCGTTCATGTCGGCAAACAGCCGTGCGATGATCGTTGCGCCGGGATGCTCGATGCGTAAGCGATGATGGATGCCAGCCTGGTTGAACTTTGGATCGTGGAACAGACACGTCTTGATCGTATCCGGCCGCGCGTCCCGCAACCGCTGAAACATATCATCGGTCGGCGGCTCCCAGTACCAGTTGGAGAAGTGGATGCCGACGTTCATAGCCAGCCCGCCGACTTTGCGACCCCAAATAAGACCGCGCCGACGGCAACCCAAACACCGCTGCCGACAAATCCGCCCTTGAACGCTTCGCCGGCGATCTTCAGCTCCAGATCACGCACGCGCTTCTCCAGCTCTGCGTATCTGTCGATTTTGATGTTTAGCGCGAGGATATTCTTGTCAAGATCGTGGAGCTGTAGCTGTATCTCTTTACACTCATGGCTTGTCATCATTGTAGTTGCTTCCGGCATGGCCGCTCCTATCTGCTGCGTGGTACTCTATGCGATTTCAAATCCGCGAATGAATGCGAGTGCATCTGCACCCTCGATCTTGATGTGTCTACCCGTCACCGTTCCGCCGTAGCTGATGGTTGGCGCTATCATCAGCACGAGGCCGGCTGCACCGCCGCCGTTGCCACCGTCACCGCCGCCGCCGCCGTTGCCGCCAGCATCCGTGCCTGTGTGGGTACCTGCTGCGCCATTGCTTCCAGCGCCGCCATTGCCTGCTCCGTTTGCGCTGTTCAACGATTGTCCTGTGCCAGCAGTGCCAGCCGCGCCACCAGCGCCGCCGCTTGCTCCACCGCTGCCACCGCCACCGCCACCGCCACCGCCACCCTGGCCGCCGTCATAGCCGGTAGTTATCGGCAAGTATGCCAGGCCATCACCGCCAGCGCCGCCACTTCCTCCCGCGCGTGTGCCGCCGCCTCCGCCGCCTGATCCGAATGGCCCGCCTGCTCCACCGGTGCGTTCTCGCGAGCTTCCGCCGCCTCCGCCGCCGATCAGGCCGCCAACGCCAGCAACAAATGGAGCACCCATTGTCGCGCCATTCGACCCATGTACAGCCATCACTCTAGCAACAAGCGGTATCTGCATGGCAATGTTGCTGCCACCATTGCCGGCATTATTGCCCGCTGCGTTCTGTCCGGCCTCGCCGTAGGTGCCGCCGCCGCCGCCGTGAGCAGATGTCGAATGACTATTGCCGTCTCCACCGGCGAACCCTACGCTGCTGCCGAACTCGACGCCGCTGCCTGGTGGCCCGCCAGTGCCGCCTGGTTGTGAGTCATTTCCACCGCCGCCGCCGCCGCCCGACCCCGGGAACCCCGCATGGCCCCCCATTCCGGCGGAATACGCGCCCGCTCCGCCGAACGCCGCTGCCGTTGCGTGGCCGTTCGCGCCAGACACATCTATCCCGTTTGTTCCCGTGATCTCGTTCTTGGCGATGATCAACACGAGACCACCACCGCCGCCGGCCTCACTCGCGGCGTTATTGCCCGTCGCGATGATGTCGCCGGAGACCTCCACCGTATCACCAGAGAGGAGCTGCACAACTCCGCCACAGAGCGCGGCCGTGTCACCACCTGGCCGAATAGGCGCCGGCATGGACTTCGCGCCGATAGCGGCAAGGATCAGCTCCAGATCGATTCCTGGCGATCCTAACCCAGTCGGATACGTGCCGCGTGCGATACCGTCCTGCCGGCTGACCGTGACCTCATGCGTAAGCGTAATGTCGCCTGTCGCCTGGATGGTGCGATTATGCGTGAGCGTTACGTCGCCGGTTGTTGTGATAGCCGTCGCTTGCAGATCGATGTTGGATAGCGCAACCGCGCCGTCAGTCCCGTCGCCCCAGAGGGACGGACGTAATGTGATTTCGTCTGTGCCACCGGCCTCGTGTGTCGCCGCGTGTACTGCCGGAGTCTGTGCGTCGGCCAACACCCCCGATAAGCCGGTCACGTCAATCTCGTCTGCACCACCGAGTTCATGCGTCACCGCGTGCGCTGGCAGTGCTTCCTCGATTGTCTCCAGATGCCGCACCCGCGCCGTCAAATCGTCGATTATTCGCTGAATGGTCTCAAACATCCTCTAGCACCACTTCCACGCGTTCTGCCATGCTACCGAAACTGATCTCCACGCCGACAATCTGCATGTCGTACGAATCGCCGCGATACCACGCACTCACGAGGTCGCCGAAATGGTAATGGACACCGTATCGATACGCCATTGTCTGCGCCGCTCGGAATGAAAGCTCAGTGCGCCCGCGGTGCCGCTCCAGCTCCGCATCGCCTCGACGCTGCATAACATCGGCGCTGTCTGTGTCACGTGCGTCTCGGACTATCTCGCGGCGTGCCATGCCGACGGGACCTGGCAGCGGCGGTCGCCATTCCCACGCCCGCGCCACGCCTTCGCCTTCGCCGATCACCAACACGGTGCTGGCCGTCGCCGGTATCACGGCAAGACGCGGCGTCAGCATGTTGCCGAACGCCGTGCTGAAGATGATGGTGGCACGTCGGTCTGTCCCCCGCTGGCCGTTGTACCAGCGGAACTCATAATCTCCGCCGCCGATCCCCACGATGTCGAAGTCGCCGCCGCCGATGCGTGCAATCTCTTGCAGTACCTCCAGCACGTTGCGATAGGCGCGGTCGACACGAATCACATTGCCGGCACCTGCGTTCACCTCAATAGACATCTCCGGCATAGCACGGGATGCCTCCGCTGGCGACACAAGCTGCTCATCCACGAACGCCTTTGCGATCGTCTCCGCCGCTCCGTTCTTGGATGTCTGCGGCGTGCCGGCATGTGCTGCGATGCACCGACGTACCAGCAGGTCATTGTAGCCAGCGCCTCGTGACGTGAACGTCTCAACCATTTGAGCATCTGCCGCCCACGTACCCTCTAGGTGCAACCCCTCGTACTCCAGGTACCAGCCATAGTCATCCACGTTACGCCAGACCTCGATCTGACCGTCAGACTCAAAGTGGTCGCCCATGTCTATCGCCACCTTCAGCACGTGCCAGCCGACACCGTTGACGACGCGTGCGAACGCGATATCGGCTATGTTCTCCTGGCCGATGATAGCCTGGAGCACGCCGGCTGCGCTCTTGACTCGTACCTGGTAGGCGATCTCCATCACTTACACCCGATCGCTCCGTAGTTGGCTTGCAGTATGTCCATGTCATCGCTGTCAATGCGCATGTCGCAATTCAGGTCTGCTCGAATGTCGTAACACACGTCGCATACCAGCTCTCGGTCTAGTATCTGGCATCGACAGCCGTATGCCGCCGACATGAGCGAAAAGTCCAGAATGTCCACTACGCCGTCTTCGTTGATGTCTCCTAGCGGGTCGGTCATGCATCCCGGCGTGCCACAACCCGACAACAACATTATCGCCATTGCTGCCACGATAATCCATACACCTGTTTTCATCTCACTCTCCTTTGCTATCCTGGCCCGACTGCTAACCAATGAAACCCAACGCTTGCAACACTGCCTCCCGATATTGTGCGCCAGTAGGCGCGGAAACCCGTCGTTATCACCATTGCAATCGCATGTGTCACGAATACGTCGCTGCCGCTTCCGCCTGTTATGAATACCAGCGGAGCGTGACTGTATGCTTGCGGGAAAGTAACGTCTATGGTGCCAGAACTTGCTGCGCCGCCTGCCCATGCCTTCGACCCACCCTGTGTCATGACAAGCGTCGGTGTGCGGTTATCGTCTCCTACGATAGACCATGTGTCTGCATGGCCGCCCTGCCGTCGGTAGAATGTGGGAACGCGATTGCCAGCCTTCAGGTCATCAACGCTATCGTTGTCAAGCTTCGCCGTATTCACAAACAGGTCAGCCATTTTCAGCCGGCCTGCGGCGTCGGCGCTCAGGATGCCGTCAACGAGTTTCGCTAGCGTCCAGATGCTATCCGCAAACTTGGCACGGCTGCCGGCGTCTGCTGCGAACGTGCCATCGGTGATCTTGTCAACGGACGCATTGTTGATGAATCCGTCTTGCATCTTGGCGCGTCCAGCAGCGTCAGCAGAGAGCGCGTTGTCGGCCAGCTTTGCGGTGTTCCAGATACCGTCAGCGAACTTGGCGCGCCCTGCTGCGTCTGCCGTCCAAAGACCGTTCGCAAACTTCGCCAGCACCGCCGCCGTAAAGTACCCGTCCGCCATCTTCGCACGCCCTGCCGCATCAGCAGAAAGCACGCCGTCAATGAGCATCTCTGTCACCACTTCCGTCGGATACTGACAGTATTCCCGCTCGTCAACGATATTTGTGACGGCGCCATGCTCGTCAATCTGGTAGCTGCACACGCGCACTTCCCACGTCGTATTCCGCACCTGCACCAGCGCCGGCGGCGCCAAGTGGTCGCCCTGCTTGACGTAGCCACGTGCTGTGTATTGCTCTGCACCAACGCCCCAACTGCCACGAATAACAACGCTGTCATGGCGGATTGCGCCTGGGCCAGCGCTCACAGGAGCAAGCGCGAGGTCGGCGTCGTTGATGTAGAATCCACCATCGACAAAAGCGGCGCCGGCTGCCATGGTGATCTGATTGGCGCCAGGCGTGGTACACCCTAGCCGGTCAGGCAAGTCGCCGGCAGCGCTTGTCATCAGCACGTACCCGTCTTCAGCGTTAGCGCCCTGGAAGGCTGCCCGCCACGCTCCAGACCAGTCTCTATCTGTGTAAGGCCGCCCATCGCCGACTATCGGCCCTGGTACTGTGGTATCCGGCCATGGGAAAGAAAGTTCTGCCATAATTGCCTCCTACGCGCTCATGTAACGTTCACGGTATGTGACCTGGATAGTAGTCTCGTTGGTAGCGTCTTCCAGATAGACATGGATTGTGTTGTCTCCTTGCGACGGATATGGATGCGCTCCGATCCGCCAGAAGCCGAGGTCAGAATCCTCGGACAACTCATGTATCAGCGACCCCGCTGTGGATGAAATAACGGTCTTGTAATCCTCGCGCAGGTTAAACGTGACAACTTCGCCGGCAGCTATCGTATACGCCGACAGGTCGAGTTTGAGGTCGAGCGACTCGTTGGTGATCACCATCGCGTCTGCTGGCCCCATCACAGTGATGACGGGAAAAGCATCGTGCTGGCCGGCATACCGACGGGTCTCTCTTGCGTCGATGATGCTTGCGCCGAACCCCATCGGGAATGGTAACGGGAAGGCCCAGTTACCCGAGCCGGCTGCGACAGCAAACGACCACAGATGCGAGTCGCCAAACCACCACGGATCGTCTGCAACCATCGACAACACGATACGCTGCCAGGTAGTGCCGCCGTCTTGTCCTGATCGATGCCCCGGTATCTCGCTACCAAGTCGCGCCGTCGTCTCGAATCGCCGGCCGTCCTCGCGGTCGTAGAATACACGCACGCCGGCGCGCAACTGCGCGAGGTACGCATTGAGTTCGTCACGCCGTGCCGCCAACGTCAACCCGCCAGGCGTCACCTCCAGCGTCAGGGTCATAACTCGACCCTCCCACGAGGTGTGGACCGTCTTGTGACCGGCTCGATAGATGCTGCGCTGTAGGATGTTGCGCGGTGCCGGGAAGCCAAACCCACTGTAGGCCGACACGCGAAACGGCTGGCTCAGTGTAAGCGTCCGTCCCGTGATGTCCTTGATCGTGATCGTGTTAGGCATGTGTCGCCTCCAGCGCGCGGATGACGTGCTCGATCCGGCGTGGATCGTCTGGCTGGCCGAACGTGTTAGTCAGGTAGTAGTTGTAAATAGGGCTGTTACCCGCTGCCGGTGCCGCCGCAGGCGCGCGCATGGTCGGCGCTGTCGGGATGTGCGATTGCACGCCTTGGCTGGCTATGTTGCCGAGGTTCGTTGCCGCGCTTTCGACCTGCCTAACCATGCGATCGATGCCGCCGGCCATTGAGATGCTCAGATTCTCGCCGATCTCCCAGAAGAGCTTGGACGGCGACCCGATGCCGAGTACCCGCTTGGCCGCCTCGAAGGCTGCTCTTGCCGCGCTGGATGCCGCATCGATAACCGCCTGTGCGCCAGCCTTGATACCCCTTGCTATGCCGTCGATAATCGCTCTCCCGATCGCCGGCCAGTCCACATTTTGGAAGCTCGATTTGACACTGTTGATGGTATTCATGGCACCTTCTTTGATGCGCTCCCACGTCTCCGTAAAGATTTTGAGTATCTTCGGCAACCACTCCTCGACAACACGCAAGAACCCGCGGAACATCTGCGTGACGCCGACGACAATCTGATCCCAGAGGATGCCAAGCGCCAGGCGCAACGCTTCGCCGAATATGCCAAGATTGCGCATGATGCCTTCCCACAGATCAACCCAGAGCTGGAGCACCGCCGTCATGAACCCTTGGAAGTCACCCTCGAACAGCGCACGGAACGCCTCATATATGCCGTAGATCAGTTTCGTGATGGTATCAATCGTGTTCATGATCGCTTCCCACGCCAGGTCAGCAATGCGGAGGATCGTGTCGCCGTGGGTCTGCCAGAACGCCTCGATGGCCGCCACTATCACCTCGATGACAGTCTTGACGGCGTTTATCATCGTGTCGATTGTGCGGTATATCGCCGTCCATGCGTCGTCAGTGATAGCCTTCAGCTCAGCCGCATTCAGGCCGAATATACCGGCAACGATGCCGAGGATCGTATCGACCAGGTTTTGGATCATCGCCAGATACGTGTCAGCGATAGAGTGGATGCCTTCCCACGCTCCCTCCCAGTCGCCTCGGATAATTGCCATCACCGTGTCGATGATCGCCTGGATGAATTGCAACGCCGTCTCGACGTGCTTGGAAATGCCGTCCCATGCGGTCTCGGCGATGCCCATGATGGTCTCGCCGTGTGACTGCCAGAATGCGTCAACCCAGGCCAGCACGTCTGCAACGGCTGCTTGTATCCAGTCAAGCGCGTCGTCAACCGCCTGCTGTATCCACATCCAGGCGTTGGAAGCCAATCCCAGGATGACTTCGCTGTGCGTCTCCCACAGGTCTGTCAGCCAGGCCAGCGCGCCGGCAATCAGCGGCGTGATGAAAGCGATCACGGAATCCACGATGTCGCGGATCCCCAGGAAGTTCGTCTGCCACGCCTCGTACAGCAGGTACACCGCTGCCGCGATTGCCGCAAGCGGCAGCAGAATCGGCAGCATTGCTCCGATCATGGCAATCGCCGCAGGTATCACCGTCGTGTAGACGAACGCCGCGACCGCCACGCCGAGAGCCGCCAGAATGCCGATGATGACGCCTTCGTTCTCCATGAACCACCTTGCGACACCCTCGAACCACTCAATCACTTTGGGAATCGCCTCGACAACTGTTATACCCAGATTGGCGATGCCTTCGACAATTGACGCGATGCCCTCCTGGACAGCAGGATCAGATAGCCACGCCGAAAACGCCTCAGCAAGCTTTGTCACTGTTGGCAGAACAGCCGCGCCGATCTCCTTCTGTATGTCGCCAAGCGCATTTTGAGCTTGCGCCAGCCGGCCCACGAACGTTTCGCCGACGGCGCGCGCTGCACCTCCAACTTGCTTCTCAAGCGCCTCCAGCATGACGGTCTGGGCACCTAGCATGTCCCCCGATTCCTGGAGCGCGGTTATCATCTCGCGTTCCTGGTCGGTGAATGCGACGCCGACGCGGGTCAGAGCTGCCATACCGCGAATCGGATCATTGAGCGCCTTGCCCAACATAACAGCCGCTCCCGGCACGCTGGTTCCGAACACTTCAGCGAGGTCAAGTCCCACTTCCGTGGCTCTCATAAAGATATCGCCGCTGATCTCACCGAACGTGGCAAGTATCGCCTGGCCAGCAACGATAGTGTCATCACTGTGTCGAGTTACGGATTGGAGAGCGCTAGCATGGTCAAGAAGCTGTTTTGTTGTAAATCCCGACGCCTGCCCCATAGATTCTTGAACAGCGTCAAGCTTACCGACCGCGACTTCCCAATCAGCAGCAGCTTTGGTTGATTTCACCAGCGCACCGCCGACAGCCGCGACGCCTACAACGCCAGCAGCAAGCGCTCCCATGACGACGGCCCCGCCGACTTTGCTCAGGTTGTCCACCATGCCGCGGCCGGCCTTCTGCGACTTGCCGAGCGCCTGATCCATGCCGGTGTCGAACTCTTTGGAGTCCAAGCCAAGCTTGACTAGCAGATTGCCGATAGTGATCGCCATCAGCCCGTCCCTTCAGCGTCAAGATACGCACGGAGGACATCGGCCTGCATCGCTATCATGTCATCATCCATTTCGATTGCCTCCGTGTCGCCGTAGTCGAGCATAAAGCTGTCAATCTTACTTGGCGGTGCGCCTTGCTTGCGGTTCAGGTCCACAAGTATCTTGCAGATCAGCGCCGCTTGTACGTCGCCGCGCCGGTCGCCTATCGGTTCCAGTCCGGCGAACGCTATCCACTCGGCAAACTCCATCGAACTCATGCGACGTAGGCCCCATTCGACGGAAGGCCAACCCAGAGCGATTGCTAGTCGGAAAGCGAATCGTCGCTCTGGGTTTCGTCTGAGTTTCCCACAAACTCCTCAACCTGCTCGTCGCTCAGGCCGCTGATACGCTGTGCCGCCTCGAAGACGATCTGAAGCGCAGCCGAGCTTTTCTTCGCCAACTGGTGCATCTCGGCGTCCGAGAATAGCCGCCGGCCATTCTCATCGACCATCGATATCGCACACAGTCGGACTTGGATGTCCTGGAGGCGGATCGTGCGTCCGCCCTTCTTCTGATCAACGACCTGGTTGCTGAACACGCCGCGCTGTTGCGCTGTAAGCGCCTGCACCAGCACGGTCCCGCCCCACTGTGGCACCTCGACCTCAACGCGTTCGATGTCGTCAGCGCCCAGTATCTCCTCTTTCGTTAACCTTCCCATCATCCTCTCCCCTTTCTACACGGTCACGGTAGTCGTTGGCTTGATTCGCACCGCCGCTGCGAGCTTACCTTCGTGCGGCGCAGACGGTTCAAACCCGACCAGAAAGCCGGCGAACTCTATCGAGTCCGGCGGCGTCGTTGGAAAGACCAGCTCGTAGTCGCGCAGGTCTCGGTCTGTCAGACTCTCCAGCGTCCCCAACGCCTGATTGTGCAGCGGGTTGTCTGGGTCGAAGTTGACGTCGAAAGATACCTCCCCGCTGCGGATGATGGTCGCTACCACCTCCTCCCACGCGTTCAGGCTATCATGTGCTGTCACATCTTCCACGTCCAGCGACAGCCCCGGCCCGGTCATGCTCGTCACACTCGTGATTATCGCCACCTCGATATCGCCGTCGGCGACTGCGTTCGTGATATCCTCGTTGACGGCGATCACTGTCTGGTTAGGCCCGACGTCGTGAATGGCATTGCCGTTGCACGTGTAGTTACCATCGTTGCCGGTCGACCCGACAACGCGAAACGCCACCGTGTCCAGGTAGAACGCCGTCTGATCGCCGGCAACCCGGAACTCGTCTGCCACGGTGTCCACGGCTACGATCGCCTGAGCCGGTGTAAGGTGCATTAACAGCATAGTGCCGTAAGCGCCAAGTCCTGTCATAGCTGCCTCCTATGCCGGTACGGTCACGGTGGTCGTCGGCTTGATTCTCACTGATGCGGCCATCTTGCCTTCATGCGGCGCGGTAGGCTCGAATCCGACCACGTACCCGTTGAAGCTCCAGGCGCCCATAGGCCCGCCGAGCGTCCATACCTCTGCTGTCCTGGAGGTCAGAGCCGTGATCAACGCTCGATGCGTCACGGCTGCCTGATTGTAGTTGATGTCGAACGACAATTCGCCGCTCCTGACGATGGTTGCGACCACTTCTTCCCAGGCGCCTGTGCTGTCGTGTGCCGTTACGTCCTCAACGTCCAGCGACAAGCCTGGCCCTGAGACGCTGGTCACATTGACGATAGTTCCGCTGGTGGCCCCTGCGAGAGTGACCCCAAACGCTGCAAGTCCTGCCATTTCTTACCTCCTATTGGTTATACCAAATCCGAAAGTCGATTGGTACGTGAAACATGCCTGTCTCTGATTCGATCATGTCGTACTGCTCTATCGGTATCGCCGCTCCACCAAATATCGTGTGCCATGTGTCCATCCGTTGCTGGACGGTTCTGGCGAGTGTTTCCGCGCCGGCGCCTGTCTCGGCCCAGCAAGAGACCTGATATCGCGGCCCTATCAAGGTACTGTCGCCGTCGTGCGCATACTCGAAGCCGGTCGTGATTCGGAAGAACGTCAGCGCCGGCATGTCTGGAATTGGAGCAGGTAGCTTGCGCCGGTACAGCCGAGGCGCCGCCGGCCCGCCTATCAGCGCGATTGTCGCCAGGTGGTCGAATAGGTCGTCAGATACGCTCATCGGCCCTTCTCGATCAGATTCTTCAGTATCTTGATGATTGAATCCTTCACCTTGTCAATGGTCTCATCCCATGCTGGCCGCATGTAGGGTCTGGCCGGGATGGTGACGGATTTTGCGAATATCATCTCGCCCGTGCCCCTGTCCCGCCACGCCAGCATCTTGGCTATCTTCGGCACGATAACGCCGCCGAACTCCTGTATCGCGGCGTAGGGAACGTCTTCGCCCGTGCCGACTTCCACCATTGCGCTGTGCGCGCCGACCTCTGTTACCTCGACGTGGATGGATCGCCGGAGCGTGCCCGTTCGATACGGCGCCTTCTGCCTGGCCGCGTTCGCCATGATGTTCATGCTGGCCTCGCCGGCCCGCGCCAATCTATCGCCGGTCAGCTCCGCCCGGATATTGCCGACATTTCGCGCCAGCTCCTCCAACCCTAGCATCTCCGACCGAACAGCCATCAGATGATCCTCCGCAGTCCGAGCCGCGTCATGGTCGTGTTGCCGTCCATGTCTACCGTCTCGATGTTGTGCGGTATCCCATCCACCATCGCCCGCATGTGCGGCCGCACTGCCGTGTACAACCCTCGCAGCGTCAGCGTGTGCGTGATCGTGGAGTAGGTCATGTCGTCGCGCCTTACCTCGCGCGATCCCGCGGTGACGGGCGATAGCCGACATGGCAGGTCGATATGGCCTGCCAGATCAGCCCAAGGCACATTGATGATATCGCCTCTGTCGTTGGTGGCAGCCGGCGTCTGGATTGTGCACACCGACGGAAACAGCAGTCCCACCCCGACACGTTGGCTCAACAACCGCGGATGTATCAGCGACATGACCTAGCTCCGTAACGCCTCCGCCCACAGGCGTTCTCGTGCCGAGAAATCGTTGACGACCATCTCGGCCCAGTCGAAGGACGGCACCGTTGCTGCGCTGTGCTCACGCAACTTCTCGGCACGTGCCAGCAACGCGTCTGACACTCTCGCTCCGTCCGTCGAAACGTCCAGTAGCTTCATCACTTTCAAGACCATGGCTTGATCGGACGCCATGGATTCCAGAGCGGCCGCGGCTGCCGACCAGACATCATCCTCCAAGTCCAAGAGAGCGTCAAGCTCCTCGTCCTCATAGATGTGATCTGGCGTCACCCGATCGGGTATCAGCAGCCGCACCCTGTCTCTGGCCGTAACCGCAGTGGGATTGTACGAAAACGCCATCACCCACCCCCCTTGGTTCGCTTCTTGCCAGCCGCTGGCGCCTTGGCTTCCACCTCTTGCAGCCGCTGGCCGAGCTGCTCCACCGCCGCATTGAGACGGCGGAGCTGCTCAACTATTGCCGCCAGGTAGTGCGCCTCGACGCTGACCGGCCTCGGCAAGTCGCTCATTACGGACCAACCTGAGCGTAAGCGTAGCGAGGATCGAGCTGCGTTTCGCCCAGCACGTGCCTCACACGCCACAGGATATTGTCCGTGTCGAAGTCGCCGTCGAACGGGCTGACCGGCCCGCCCGTGAGCGTCACCTTGTTCGACGCCTTCATGCAGATTTCTGGCGTCTCGTGACCTCGCAGGAAGTCGAGCTGGCCGTACTTGCCCTGCGCCTTGTCGGCGAACAGGTACCATGTGCTGTTCGGCAACACGCCGGTGATGATCGGCAGGTTCGGGTCTATGTGCAACTGCAACCCCATCTGGCTGATCACGTTGGCGGTCGGCACCGGGATAGAAGCGGCTGCCGCAGCGTCAGGAATCCACGATTTGAGCGCACTGGTCAGGATTTGCCGTGCCGTAAACTCCAGCATCGGCGGAACGACCAGATGCACGCCGCGGATCCCAAGCGGCCGACCCTGCACATCGGTCTGCATGGACATCAACTGCATCGTGATCTCCAAGTTAGCGATAGTCAGCGGCAGAACGCCTGCATTCGTGACGTTCTGGCCGTCAACGTCGGCAATCGGAGCGCCGAACAGCGCGGCGCTCGGCCCGCCAGCCGCCGCATAGATTGACGATGCCGCCATGCCCTCGGTGTACAGCGCGGCGTTTGCGAACCGCGTTGCGATGTCGCCGAAGGCATCCATTGCGTCATTGATCACCGCTTCCCAGGAGATGTCGAACTTCCGGCCACGCTTGAACACCTGGCGGTGGTAGCGCGCTTCCGCCATCGGCGTCTCAGGATACTCGGCCTTCTCGTTCACACGCTCAAGCAGTTGCTGGTTGCCTTGCACCTTGTGGTAGTCAGCCACCCTGAAGTCGGCCAGCGTGCCAGTCGGTACGTAGCTTCGCCATCCCGGCATTGCGGCCTGGTAGAGCGCCAACATCTGGCGATCCAGGACGCCACCGAACAGTACCGGGAAGTCGGACGTGGTGATCGCCTCGGTCAGCAGGAAGCGATGCTTGTAAGGCTCGTGGCCCGCCTTATTCGATAGCAGGTCGAGCGCACGAGCCATGCCCGCCTCGCTCAACCCCCGGGATGCTGGCCGGAAGCCGTCCCATTTCTCCATCAATTCCAAGAACTCGTTCATGTTTGATTAACCTCCGTTAGACTTTCACTGCGAGCACGTAGACTTCGCAGGCCACCTGGCCGGCGCCGTCTGCTCGGACAACGTCGATGCGAACAGCGTTAGCAGCAGCGACAACCGCGGCGTCGTCAACTGTCGTCGTGCGCACAAGCGTATTCTGTGCGACGGCGTTCAGGCTCATCGCGCTAGAGATGTTCGCCGCTCCGCCAATCGTTTGCACCTGGATGGTGTGAGCGTGTGCGCTGGCGTTGTTGGTAACTTTCTTAAGCCACACGTCCAAGACCAGCACGCCGTATGTAAGGTCGAAGTCGAGTACGCCGGTCGCCATGTCCGGCACGTCATACCGCAGCAACACCGGCACGGCTGGGATTGCCGCATCAGCCGCAGACACAGCCGGAGCGTAGCCTGTCAGGCTCGACTCTGCGATCTTCGCCTGGATGATTGCCTCGTCCTCGACGATTGCCAAGACGTTGGCCACGCTGAACGAATCAGCGGCGAACTTGCTAAGGACGTTTGCCTCAGTGAACGAATCGACCGCGAACGTATCATCGACGGTTGCGGCGTTGAAGAAGTCGGCTTCCATTGCCGCACGGCCAGCCGCGTTGGCTGCCAGGACGTCTGCTTGGAGATTGAGCGTGCCGACGGTTGCATTTGGCTCGTGCCAGACGCAGATCGTGGCCGTCAGGCCAGCGCCGATCGCTTCCTCAGCATAGCCGAAGAATCGCCCGGTCGTCGGCTGGTTGTCCAGCAGCGTTGCTGCGTCGTTGAGATAGAGCGGATCGCCTACAGCGATTCCGCCGCCCACAGTGTCGGTGACGGACAGACGCCATGCTGACGGTCCGAAGTCCACGGTCGCGACGCCGGTTGCTGCAACAACGTCAGTCAGCGCCACGCCGGTCAGTTGTCCCCAGCGCACAGCCGCGCCAGAAGTAGCCGCAGCAGGTGCCGTGACTACAACAGCCCGGCGAAAGCTCGGGTTAAAAGCCTTGTTATTCGCCATTTCTTACCTCCGTCCTCTAGCCGCGATTGCGGCCATTTGATCTGATAGTCCTGAGTTTCGGAACGCCTCTTCGAGCGTAGATGTGCCGTCGGTTCCGGTCGGCCCCATGCCAGTGATGCCGCTGCGCGCCGGCTTGACCTGCACCTCGGCCAGGTACGCCTTCTCCGCCTCGATTGCCGCTTGCGCGTTCGTGCGGAGCGCATCTTCGTCAACGTCGCCGTCTTCGGTCATCGGCGTGGTCAGTGATCGCTTGATCCGCACCTTCGCCGCTTCTGGCAGGTCTGACTCCGCCAGGATAGCCGCCGTAATTTCGGCCGCTTTGAGTTCCGCCTTTTCACGCCGCAGCGCTTCCAACTGTTCTTTGATCGCGGCGTTCTCGCTCTGCAATTTCTCCAACTCTTCCGCCATAGCGACCTCCTCTAGGTCTGGTGGTATCTCCGCCGGCTCTCGGCCGGCTGCCTCAAATAGCTCCAGGATACGCCCGCCGGCGCCTGGTACCGTCACGAAATCGACGCTCTGCGCCGATGCGAGCTCCTCCACGATGCGGCCTTTCTTGTCCTCGGCCTTGCCTTCTTTCACCTTGCCGAAGGCCCTGATGCTCATGCCGATGTGCGGCGCAAGCTCTCCGACAACTGCTTTGTACTGATCCGTGACCTTCGCCTCCGCATACAATCCCGGCCCAGCCGGCCCGTCGGCGTCGTAGTAAGCGTCTTTTGTCAGCACGCCTGCCAGGTCACGCAAGTCTCGCTCCGGCCGCTCTTTGGATTCCGATACGGTCGGGTGGTTCCAGAAGGTGTGCAGCCCAGTCTTGAACACTTTAGGACCGTCCCGCTGCAATACCTCTGGGGGGTAGTAACCGCTGCTGCCCCAACCTGGCGAAATCACCTTGATCGGTATTGTACCGTCGTCGCGTATCGACTTCTCGATAAGCGGCACGATTTCGCCGTCAAGCTCCTCCGCTTCAGCTTCGCCGACAGTGATCCACGTAGTTTGTGCGATGACCTTAACCGCATCGCCAAGCGTTACTTCGCCGGTCTCGCCATTAATCACGTAGGTGCGTTTGTAGTTGCCATCCTTCCCCTCATACACAAACCACGTGTCATAGACGTCAGCTACCCATATATCCCCAGGGTCGGTGCCTTGAATCTTATCACGCAGTAGCTTCCGCACATCATCATGGCTCAAATCGAGCTTCTCCAGAATCTCCGTCATGCCCTTCAGGTGGTAATTCGTTTTCACATCCTTTATCTCCTTGATCACGGCCGGCATCTCATCGGCGTCTTTGTCCGGGTTCGCCTTTTTCCACGCGGCACGCACCTTGCGCTTGACTGCCGGCAGATCCTCCGCCGGTATCTGCACCTTTTTCCCGCGAAAGCCTTTGCCCAGCGCCGCGACAGCCGCGCCGACAATGCTTGCGTCCGGCCCGCCGCCCGGCTCTGCCCAGAGTCGGAGCTTCCACGTGGACGGTCCGTCCGGCGTGTAGGCGTATGCCTCACGCGGAAACTGCTTGCCATCTTCAGTCTTCGTCTCTTTCTCGGCCTCGAATTGCATCTCATACTGGACAATCGCTTCATCCAGTGCCGCGCCCGCCAGTTGTTTGAGTTTGCCTGCGTCAAATGTCGCCATTTTCACCTCCTATGCTACAGTACCGGCTGCTGCATGAGACTACATCGGCAGCCTGGATGCCTGAGCGGATGTTGATGTCCCGACGGAAACGCGTCGTAAAACCCTATCCACCCAGCATCTTCGTTTTCAGCGCAACCGTCGCTCACCCTATCGTCTCTTGACGTCAGCCACGACTTCTCCATCGTGATCCCCGACTGATTCAGCTTGTCGCCGGCCTGGTACGCGCCTTCGCTGTATGCGTTACCACAGTTTTGCACAATAACGCCATTTGCTGTATAATATCCGAAACGAGTATGGAGGTTATAGACATGTCCCCCCCATCCAAGTTTCCTGTCGACTCTAACGATGCGATCACACGTTATTTGTCCGGAGATTCTCTGAGCGCAATTGCTCGCAGATATGGCGTTTCCAACGACTGTATCGCTACAATCCTCAAACGCGCCGGAGTTCGTATCCGCAATACTTCGGAAGCCCTCCGGCTTTTTTGGTCCAAGCGCTCGCCTGCTGAGCGAAATATCCATCTTGCCAATGCCCACGCGGCCACGAAGGGGCGGATGAGCGAGATTGCCCGCATGGGCAAGGGTGTCCCCAAATCTGCGCGTGCCTTGGCCAACAGGAGCGCTTCGCGTGAACGGAGACTGACACAAGTTGGCGATGGCGAAAACCTCATGGCTGGCTGGCTTCGCGATCGGGGATTGAATGTAAGGCAACAAGTCTCCGCTGGCCCCTACAATATCGACATAGCCATCCCTGCCGTCGCCGTGGAAATCCATGTCACGCGTTGCAACCCGCTTCGCGCCCGCTCCTCCCGGGCGGCTCTCAATCGCATCAAATACCTCACTGAATGCGGCTGGAATGTCCTTTACGCATGGGTCACTGATAGCCATCCGCTTTCCCAATCGGCAGCAGATGACATAATCGCCTTTAGCCAAAGCGCCAATAGCAACCCATCCCCTATCGGTGAGTATAGGGTGATTCGGGGTTCCGGTGAGCTTGTTGCCGCTGGCCATTGCGATCTCGATCAAGTCTCCCTCATACCAACGCCGCGCAGCCCATCTGATAGGAGACTCAGACCCGGAGCTAAACCCAGTACTGAGGCTAGCCGCGCCCGAGCCAGGGAAAGGCAACGGCGATATCGGGCGAGAAAACGGAGCGACTAGAACATCGCCCGGGAAGCATTCCGTCACCGCTATCAGATGCGCTCGGCTGTCGATGTGCAACTGCGGCTTGCCGATCGCCATCTCCGGGAATAGACGTATGATCGCCTTGGCCGTCTGATCGTAGCTCCGCTTCTCGTCAAACCCCTCCATCAGCAGTCGCCTTATGCGGTCCTTGGTCGTCTGAGTGACTTTAGTTATCAAGTCGGCGCTTCTGTGCTCGATGTAGTCACGCGCTCCAGGTGACCGCAAGTTGAACGCCAGCCGGAACATTAGAAAGCGGTCAATATTCGATTCTTGCATCCGTCCGTCGAACGCCAGCAGTGGCCACAGCAGATCAGGATTGTGCCCCATCTGCTCGACGGCGTCCATGATGCCGGCCGCGAACCCGTCTTCGATGATACCTTGGAATGTGTCCCACTGTTCCTTTAGCGTCGCGATGAACACCTTCTCCAGCCGTCGCTCCAGCTCGTCGACCTTCGCCTCGGTGATCGGTTCGCTACCATCTGCCGGCCGCGCCGCGTCTACCTCGCGTTTGAACGCCTTACCTTGCAGCCGAAACAGCGACGCGATGCGCTTCTCCGCCGCCGCTTCCAGCGGTGCTATGCGTGCCTCTTTCGACGCACGCGTAGCGGCTTCGATGACGCGTTCCACTTTTTCGATGAGCTGCATGGTCTCAGTCGGTGTCATCGCCTGCCTTACACCTCTTTCCACAACGTCGGCTCCGCCGGCGGCTCCTGGCCCACCTTGCTCGTGTGCGCCTCTTGGCATTCGTACAGCTTGTCTTTGTATCTCACACGATCGCCCACTTTGTAATCCACTCCTGCTTTCCACGGCACAATCATATACTGTGCCGGCGTGTCGGCAGGGTCTTGCGGTATGCGCCAATGCGACTCTCGGATCATCAACGCTACACCGTTGTGCTGGTAGACCTGGCCCACTTCCAACCACCCGCTCTCCGGCAGCTCTGGCAGGTCCCTCACCGGCAGTTTGGCCAAGAAAGCGATCTCCGATGTATCGACCACCACATCGGTGTAGTGATGCAGCATCGCCTCCGTCGGACCGAGTATGCCGCTGACTATCTCTTTGCCGTCACGTCCATACCAGAATTGAGGCTTGCCTGCGTGTTTGATATGGGTCATGGTAGCGTACCACCTGTATAGGTAATTGGCGACCAGACTCGGTGTGTGTCACCAGCGCATTGTACGTGGTGCAAGTTCCACAGGCGTTCCCCTGGCGTCGTTGGCGGACAGACATTTTGGACGACTCCGGTAGGTCCTCCATTCGTACCACCGATATCCAACCGGATGTTGGTCGCAACCGTGTAGCCGTTGCGTGCGGCATGGATTGCGTCGATAATAGCGTCAACGGTTGCAGTTGGGATGATCGGGTCGAGCGTGTAAACACGCAGGTCACGGATACCCGTCCATGCCGCAAACGTGGCCGGATTAATCGTGTACGTCCCCGCCGGCATGGTGTGCAGGTAGAAGAATGATACGGCCCAGGTTGTCACATCTCCGAAATCGAACACATACGTGCCCGCAGGCACTGAATTAAGGTAAAACGCCGTCGTTATGGGCCAATCTTGCAGATGCACCGAATTGATCGTATATGTCCCAGCGGGTAATGCTCCAGCAATTCTGACATCATTCGGCCTCCAGGCTGTGATTTGAGCGGAATTAAGTACAAAATCTCCACCTGCTATAGCGTAGAACCAAAACCGAGTTGGCCGAAAGTGTGCCATATCGCTGGTGTCAATTCTGTAAATACCGCCCGCCGGCATATTGCGTATCTGCCAATCAGTTGTCACCGGCCAACCCCGCATATCGGCGGAATTAAATGTACTGCCAGTAATCGATGCCAAATAAAATCCTACAATCGGCGAGTTGCGAAGTTGTGCCGTATTAAATCCGCCCAACGCCGACGATAGTAAGTGTATCTGCGCTATCCTCTCCGGCCGCCGCACCCGTATCCGGTACGTGCCGGCTGTGGCGTAGGCGTGTGTGCGTGCAGTCGTCAGCGAGCCGTCAAGTACCTCAGTCGTGCCGTCGCCCCAGTTGATGATGAACGGCCCATCAGCCATCGTCATGCGAGCGATGCTCACCGTCTGCGGCGATGCTGTGGTTGTCGCCGTCAACGTTAGCTCGGGCCGTCTTCGCAGTAACAAGATGCTCATGTTAGAATGGCCTCGCTACGACACGTAGCGATCGTTCTCCACCTTGCGCAACCGGCGCCGCTGCCGTACCACTCCGCAGGCGGATGTATCGCCAAGCGAGAAAATCGATAGGGTCGAGAATTACGCCACGATCAGCCGCCACTGTTGCGCTCCATTCTGTGCCGAACCTGTCTCGCAAATTGATGAAAGACGCGCCAGTGATGGCAACCTGCGCTGTTATCACCGCAGCCGTCCACGCCGCCGGCATCACCAACGCAACCGGTACGCCGACATTGCGCAGGTCGATGGCACTCGACATAGTCTCGCCGTTCGGGATCGTGGCTATGCAATCTGTCATCGGCTCGGTTTTGGCAACGATCACCAGGCCGCCTGGCAGAATGCTTTCTACGACCAGTCCTCCACTCGGCCCGAGGTTCGCCGGCAATCGCTGATCTTCGGTCGCCAGTGGTGTATCGTCGTTAATTACGCTTCCAGATATGATGTGCTTTTCCGCCATGCTTTCTACTCCTTCGCCGAATCTTGTAATTCAGCCAGATGCATTCGCAAGTCCTGCAACGCCGCCGCAAACTCGCCGAGCTTCGGTAGCTCCTGTGCTCCCGCCGGCGGCTCGTCGTCTTCTTCGCCTTCCGGGTACAACTCGTCCATGATTGCGTCTACGTCGTCAACGCCCAACGCCGTCATCAGCAACCGCGACATGTGCTGCTGGTCGATGGTGCCGGCAAGAGGATTCCCGCCAAGCGTGCCGGCCTTGACAATCGCATCGATCACCGAGCCGCGGTCGTCTTCCATGACCGGCGGAAACTCGACGAACACCGTCGCGTCGCGCGGTTCATTCGTCTCCGGGTCGATCTCCAGCGTGATGATCGGCGTGCCGTCGTCTTCTTCCTCGACGGAGCCGGCCAGCGCGCCGTATCTCACCGCTTGCTCAACAACGTAGCCGAGGATGCCCTGGTACACGTCGGCCCACAGTGATTGTCGGTCGCGCATCTGCAATTCTGTCGGGTGGTCGAGCGACTTCGCCGTCGCCAGCGTCCCGATGGCTGTATCGCCGAAATACGTGTCTGGCAGACCCATCGCAGCCGCGACCATCAACAGCAGCCGACGGCCGTCCTCCGCGTTGACGTTGGCCCCGCCGATACGGATTGCCGACAAGTCGGTGCCCGCGCCTTGGATGAACACCGACCCCGTGACCGGCGGAGGGTTCGTCTCTGCACTACCGTCGCCGAGGGTTGTCCCGAGCCGCTGCCGTGCGCCGACGATCTGCTTGTTGTCCGGCACCGTCAGTTTGTGCGCAAAGCGGCTGTAGGCGCGCGTCAATGTCGCCCAGTCTTCGAGGAACTTCGTATACGCCTTCGCCCAGTCATGAGCAGGGTACGTCTCCGGCACGCCGAAGCGCATGTCATCAAGGCCGCCGGTTTTCACGTGGTAGACCGGGTGGCCCCAATCTACGACGTAGTCGCGTACCTTGTCTACTCTGTCAGACGGCGCCGGCTTGTAGCGCCAGTCGGGATATGCCACCTTCTGGTCACGCGTGCCACCCTCCGGCAGTCTCTGGCTGTACATCCGCAAGTAGAACCACGGCGACTTCGCGTCCTCCGGGTCGGTGACAATCTCCTCCACCTGGTCGAATGGAATTGTGCGCACCCAGACGCGGCCCTTGCTGCTAGGGTCAACGAAGAACACAAAGAACAGGTTGCCGGCGATCCGAAGTGCTGTCTCTTTCTGGCCCATCGACTGGTAGGACGTCATCTCCGCTTGGTTCTTCGCGTCGTCCATGAATGACTGGACTACCGCGTTGACGTCCTCATCTGCGGCCCGGACGTTCATGCCGCGGCCGAAAACCATGAGGCGCTGGATTTGCACCCCACGCCGCACCAGCGGATTCTTGATGTAGTAGAGCCGAGCCTGCTTATGGATTTCGCGCAGCGCGGCACGGGTGAACTCGTTGTTGTCGTCCAGCCCGCTCATACTGATCCAGCCCTCGCTATCCAACGCAAGCTCCAGCTCGATCAGCCGCTCAACGAGGTATTCGTTTCTCAATAGCTCCACATCGTGTGTGGCAGATATACCGTTCATGCGTTACCCTCAATGTATGCAATAGTCTGCATATTGCCGTCTAGGAGCGCCGCCATGCGTTTTTGTGGTATCTGCGTACTATGCCCCTCAACGCGCCAGAACGTTACTCTGTGACACTTAGAACGCTGTTCTGTGGCGTATTTGCGTACCATCCTAGAACCTCACATCAATACGGCGAAATCTCGACGCGGTCGGCCAGGTTGACGACGTAGGCTGCGGGCTGCACCGCCGGCATGTCGAGCGTTGCCACCGCATACCGGACCATATCCACGCCGTGATCGTTCTCCTTGACCGGCTGCTCTTTGCCGACCTTGTCGGCCCACACGTACATCGGTATCTCATCTTCGACGCGCTGCGGTTTGCGCTCATCGGCCAGTGCCGGATCGGTGTGTCGCAAGCTGTCGCGTACGATAAACAGCCGCTTCTCTGCCAGTCGCTTCTTGACGGCATCGATACCGGGTGCCACGGCATTGTTGGCCGGTTGTGCGTTCAATCCAGCGCTGCGGTATTCGTCGATGAATGCCGGTTCGCTCGGGTCACACGCGATTATCTCCAGATACCCGTGCCTGGACTGCATGTCAAGCGCCTGCTCAATCCACCAGTCAGTCGTTCGACGCGTCTGGTAGACCTGCTCCAGCAGATACATGCTGCCGTCGTTGTCGAGGCCCCATAGTCCCAACGCGCCAGGGTTCGTGTATCCCCAGTCCTGGGATGCGACGTAACGCTTGATCACCGGCACCTGCTCCGCGTAGATGCGATGCACGCTTTCATCCCACTCGTCATAGATCGCGCCTTCGGCTTGTGCCGGCACGCCGTATCGCAGTCGCTGCTTGCGCACGCCTGTAAGCGCGTCCAGCACCGACATTGTGCGCTTGCCTTGCTCGGTGATTGCGCCTGTCCTCGGGTCGAACAGCATCGGATTCTCTTCGTGTTTCGAGTGGAATAGTCGCAGTGATTCGCGGTGATACATCCAATGCGAGGGATACGATGGGTTGGCGTCGCCGATGGTTTGTGAGTACGGCATGTTACCGGCTCTCCCTGTGGTACGCGTCGTCAACGTCTCCCAGTCTGCCAGCGACAGCTCCTCGGTCTGATTGACATAGATGATGTCGTGTTCCGATGATAGCACCTTGCCCGGCTTGTCGAGGCCGGCCAGCCAGATGCGCGCTCCGTTCTGGTAGTCGAACCACTCCGGCTTGCCGCCGCCGTAGGGTTCTATCGCCGATCCGCCGACCATCACCTTGTGCAGATACGTTTGCAGCACCGTCGAGTAGGTGCTTGCCAGCGTCTTGCGTGCAATGACGATGCTGGCCCGCGGGTATTTCAGCGC